ATCAGGCACCGGTGGCGGCGGCGGTTACTAATTTAAGGATATAAAATGTCAGAGAAAAGAATTCAAATCAATTCGGTCGTCAAAAACCAAGTTCCTCAATATGTGAGGGAGGACTTTCCTTTAGTAACAGAGTTTTTAAAGCAATATTATATTTCACAAGAGTTTCAAGGTGCTCCTCTTGATTTAATTCAAAACATTGACAAATACGTAAAAATTGATGAAACGACCAATTTAACAACACATGTTGGGTTGGGAACTGTAATTAATGCATATGAAGACACAATTAAAATTGACCTGGGCAAATTTCCAACTGGAACAGATGGATTCCCAGATTCCTATGGTCTTTTAAAAATTGATGATGAAATTATTACATATACAGGCAAAACGAGATCTACGTTTACTGGTTGTGTAAGAGGATTTAGTGGAATCACTTCATACACCTCTCCATCTAATCCAGAGGAACTTGTATTTGACACTAGTGTTGGTGTAGCTCACACTTTTGGTTCAAAAGTTGAAAACTTAAGCAATCTTTTCCTTAGAAAGTTTTTATCAAAAACTAAAAATCAACTATTGCCTGGTCTCGAAGATAGATCATTTGATAGTCAGTTAAATGAAAAAGTATTCATTAAACAGTCAAAAGATTTTTATCTCAGTAAAGGCACTGATAAATCTTTTGAAATTTTATTCAAAGCATTATATGCGGAAAATGCAAAAATTGTAAGGCCAGGTGAATTTCTTTTTACACCTTCTAATGCTCAGTATAATTTAACAAATGATTTAGTGGTAGAACCAGTTACTGGTGATCCTAGTAATTTGGAACTTATGACCTTGTTCCAAGATGCTTATGAAGAAACTGAAAGAGCATATGCTCCGATTAGTAATGTTGAGGAAATTATAACAGGAACCGGTCAAACTTTTTATAGATTAAGTGTTGATGCAGGGTATGATAAAGACATTAGAGTTGATGGAAGTGTATATGGTGCCTTCTCAGTTCAACCAAAAACAAGAGTAATTGGTAATGTTGGGATAGGTTTAACGGTAATTGATGTTGATTCAACTGTTGGTTTTGCAACAAATGGAACTCTTAGAGTAACTTTTGATGATAACACCGTAGGTATTGTATCATACAAATCAAAATCTTTAACTCAATTTTTTAACATAACGGGTATTGGTAAAACTATTCTTGACTCTACGATCGTTGGAGTCAATACCTTTGCTTATGGTAAATCAAAAAATAATATTGATGAAACAATTGAAGTTAGAATTAATTCTGTAATTAATGATTGCGAGCATCCCGGTGCATATCAGCAGGGTAAAAATGATACAATCTTAATTAAAACACTTGGTATTGGAAACACTACCTTTAAGTATAAAAATTGGTACTATAACACTGCACCATCATATACCGTAGAGTCAGTTTCCCTGCAGGATGCTTCAGATAATACTTTCAGAATAACTCTTAATAAAGATCACTATTTTAAAGCGGGTGATAGACTTACTGTTAAATCGTCTACAAGTGGGGAAAAACCTCTATCAACCATTACTAAAATTATTAATGAAAGATCTTTCCTTATCAAGGGTCAAGGACAACTTAATACGTCTGAAACATTCACTGTAAGTAGGTCACTCTTAAAAGCAGAGGCAAATAACTTTCCTGGTTCTGCAGTTTACTCTGCAAATGTTCAGAATGTTTATAAGGAAAAATATAAGGATGATATCATTGTAGCATCGTCTTCACTTCCTTTTTATAATGGAAACTCATTGAATGCTGATTCGCGAGGAGTTGTTTTCTCTGGAACTTTTGTTGGAGATGAATTTGAAATTATTTTGACAGGTGATCATGGGTTCTACACTGGTGATGCGATTTACTACACACCAGAAACTGTTGAACAGTCATCTACAAATAGAGTAACTGGCATAACAACTACAGAAACTGTTTTAGGTACATCAATTTTTGGTACTAACTCTGGAGGAGAAGGTCTTTATTTTGTTAAGAGAGTTAATGCAAGAACCATTAAACTTGCAAAAAGCAGAACGGATATTTACAATAATAAGTTTATAACTTTAGAAAGTTCAACTCCTGTTACAAATAATAAATTTGAACTTTATGACTTTAGGCAAAGAACTTTAGAAACACAAAAACTTTACAGAAAGTTTTCAACACCAATTGATGATGGTATAAAAAATCCTACAAAACCAGGATTTACTGGACTTCTTTTGAATGGCGTTGAAATTTTAAACTACAAATCTAAAGATGTAATTAAGTATGGCGAAGTAAGAAGAATTGATGTTCTAAATGGTGGTGATAATTATGATGTTATTAATCCACCTACCCTACATGTTGAAGATTCTGTGGGAACTGGTGTTACTGGAACTGTGTCCGTATCTGGTTCACTTGAAGAAATAAGAATTATTGATCCAGGATTTGACTATGAAGAAGTTCCAAGGATTAGAATTACTGGAGGAAATGGTCAGGGAGCTGAAGCAACTGCATCTCTGAAAAAAGTAGAACATAAAATTTCTTTTAACGCAGACCTTGCAACTAGAGTTGGTTTAGGGACCACGGGTTCTTTACCGTCTACAATTGGATTTGGAACATTTCACAAATTCAAAACAGGTGAAAAAGTATTATATATTTCAGATGATCAAACGGTAATTGGTGGTCTTACCACAAATACTTCTTACTTTGTATCTCAAGTTGGACTAACAACAGTCAGATTACATCCAACTCAAGTAGATGCTGTATCAGGTATTAATACTATTGTACTTACATCCTTTGGATCTGGGGTTCAATTTCTTAAATCACATAAAGATAAGTCGATTATTGAATCAATTACAGTTATTAATCCTGGTGAAAATTATGAAAATAAAAAAAGAAGTGTTTTCCCAGTAGGAATAAACACCGCATCAAACGTTATTAATGCTACCAACCACGACTATCAATCAGGTCAGATTGTAAAATATACTTGCAAAGGAACGCCAGTTTCAGGATTAACCACAGATACTGAATATTATGTCACCAAAGTAGATGATGACAACTTTAAGTTATCAACAGTTGGTGTTGCGACAGAAAAAGATATTTTTTATAGAACTAACAGATATGTAGATTTAACATCTGTTGGTGTGGGAACTCATTTCTTTAATTATCCAGATATTAATGTAACTTTAGTTGGTAAAGTTGGATTAGCATCTACAGGAAATACTTCTTTTGAGGCATCCATTCAACCTATTTTTAGAGGTCAAGTTACCTCTGTTGATCTTACTGCTAATGGAGTTGGGTATGGTGTATCTGAAGTTATAAACTTTGAGAGACAACCTGTTGTTACGCTTGGAGTCGGTTCTGATGCACAATTGAAACCAATTATCAAGAATGGTGTTATTGATGAAGTCATCGTTGATAATCAAGGATCTGGATACGAATCTATTCCAGACCTATTCATTAATGGTGATGGAGTTGGTGCTGTTCTGACACCTGTCACAAAAACTGTAGGATCAGGATCTACTGAGACTAAAGTAATCGATTATATTAAAGTTGTATCGGGTGGACAAAACTATACACAAGGCGGAACAGAAGTCACCGTATTACCTGCAGGATCTGGCGCACAATTTTTACCGATTTTACAAGAATGGAGGATTAACTTAGTTGAGCGATTCTTCAACACTAATAAAATTACCTCAGATGATGGTTTTATTACCAGAGGGGTAAATGATGCCTATGGTCTACAATACTCGCACCTGTACGCTCCTAGACCCCTTAGAGAGTCTCTTCATCCAAGCGATCAGTCTGGTAATACAATCTTTAGTAAAAATGATATTATCAAAGTAAACGGTATTGAGGTTGCCTCAAGGGATCACTCACCAATTATTGGATATGCCTATGATGGTAATCCAATTTATGGACCATATGGTTACTCTGGGGTAAATGGTGGTGTGATCACTCAGATGAAATCTGGATATAGTGAAGACTCTTTAACAAAACAGCAGAGACCACCGATTAGTGTTTTCCCTGGTGGATTTTTTGTTGAAGACTATACGTTTAAGGATGTTGTTGATGAATCAGTTTTAGACGAAAATAATGGTAGATTCTGTTCAACTCCAGAATTTCCAAATGGTACTTACGCTTACTTCTCAACAATAGATGACTCTACCGCCCAAGGAACGGGGGGTGCAGTATTCGCAGGATACAAACTTCCTAAATTCCCATACTTAGTTGGAGATGCATATCACTCTAAACCCGATGAGTTCAACTACAAGTATGATTCAAACCAAGATGATTTTGATTTAAACGGTTCTGATTACTGTAGAAATACAGCTCCTCACAATTTAATTGATGGAAATGTATCATATCCTTATATTAGCACACCAAATAAACTAACACAATCTGTAGATGTGTTATCAGTAAGTCCTGGTAGAGTAGAGTCTATTGGTATTGAGACTGGTGGTGATGGATACAAGGTAGGTGATACACTTTTATTTGACAATACAAATACTCAAGGTTCAGGTGCGATTGCAAAGGTTGCAACCTTACTGGGTAAGCAAGTTGACAGTGTTAGTGTTGCTACTAGTTCAATTACATCGGTTGAAATATTACCATCCTCTACAAAAGGTGACTATATTCTTTTTGCAGATAATCCTCACAACTTTAAGAAGTTCAATAGAGTTTTGATTACGGGATTGTCAACAACTTCTTCTAAGATTGGTGGATCTTATCCTGTTGGAGTTTCTTCTAATAGACTATCTTTAGTTGGTGTCGGAACAACCTCTGCTGGTGTTGGGACTGTTGCTGCCACTGGAATTGTTACTTATTTTAAAGTAACTGGAGATTTAACTTATCCTTCAATCAGGGAAAACGACATTCTTGGCATCGGAACTGAACAAGTGAAGGTATTAAATGTTGATATTCTTAATTCGAGAATTAGAGTTCTTCGTGGTGTAAATGGTATTGTTGGTGCATCACATACTGTCACCACAACTTTACTTGAAGATCCCAGAAAACTGACAATTAATGCTGGATTTAATACAACATATGCACCAAGAAGAAATAGACAAATTTATTTTGATCCCTCTGAAAGTGTTGGTTTAGGAACTGCTACAGGTGTTGGCATCGGTTCTACTATTGTGTTTTCTAACCCCGGAGCTGGACTGACAAGAATTGACATCCCTACAAAGGGAATCTACATTCCATATCATGGTTTAGAGACTGGAGATCAACTTACATATTCTCCTGGAAATGGAAGTGGTATTGATGTGCAGAATATTGTAGGTGTTGCAGCAACTTTATCTAATAATCAAACATTATTTGCTGCCAAGATTTCAAGGGATGTAATTGGAATCTCCACAGTCAAAGTTGGATTAGGAACTACTGGCACATTTGTTGGAATTGCATCTACTCAAAGAAACATAAGCACTTTATTCTTTACTGGATTTGGAACTGGTGTCTATCATAGTTTCCAAACTAATTTCTCAGTCATCACCGCTGAACTTAGAAGAAAGGAAGTAACTGTTCAAACAAAACAAGCTCATGGTATTCAAGGAAATCATGAGGTTATTATTGATGTAAATCCATCAATTTCGACAACGGTGACTTTAAAATACAATGATTATAACAGAAGAATTATTGCTAATCCTAAGTCTTTTGCATCCTCTGGCGTTAATACCACAACTAATGCAATTACTATTTCTGGTCACGGATATGTAACTGGACAAAAAGTTCTGCATACAGCGTCTAGTCCAGCAGAGGGACTGTCTGATAATGCAATCTACTACATCGTAAGAGTTGATGATGATTCATTTAACCTGACTAACACCAGATATGATTCAACTTTAGAAAAACCTCAAGTTGTTGGTATTACAAGTGCATCTTCAGGAACAATTAATCTTATTAATCCTAAAATTGATGTAATAAAGGATTCTACTGTTGAATTTGATTTATCTGATTCCACTCTGGCATATACTGAGCAGGGCGTTAGTTATCCTGCATTTGAACTGAATTTTTATCTTGATAATCAATATACAAAAATTTGGAATACAAGTTTTACCGGTAAAACATTTAATGTATCAAGAACCGGTAAAGTTGGTATTGATACTAATGCAAAAGTTACTTTAACTGTAAATTCTGATATTCCTGAACAACTTTACTATAAGTTTGACCTCGTTAATGAAAGTAATCTTCCTTCAGTGAAGAGTGGTATTGTCACGGATACTGACGTTACTTCTTATAATCAAATTAACGTTAAAGAGAGTCTGTATAATGGCAGATATGCTGTTTCAGTCGCTGCAACTAATTCGTTTAATTACTATGTTGAGGAAACTCCCGAAAGAGTTTCTTATGCAGGAACTATCTCTAAATTGTCTTATATTACCGATTGTACTCATACCTCTGGAGCGATTAACTCATTTACAGTTCAAAATGGTGGAGTTAATTACTATTCACTTCCTGGTATTAGTACGATTGTAGGTGTTGGAACATCAAGCACTGGAAGTGGTGCAATTGTTTCTGTTGCAAGTACGTCAATTGGTCAAATCAAGAAAACTATCATTAATGATATTGGATTTGATTTCCCATCGGATACTACTCTGAAACCAAGCACAGCAATTCCTCAAATTGTGAAAGTTGAATCCTTAAATTCATTTGAGTCAATTGGAATTACTTCAAATGGAAGAGGATACACTGTAGCTCCTAAATTGGTTGTTGTTGATGGTAAGACGAAGAAACAGGTTAAAGATGTTGATATTGGTTACTCTATCGGGGATTCAAAAGTAACTGTCTTTAAAAATACTTTTGGTATTAATAATGTTCTTCCAAGCATTATTCCAACATCGAATAGCAATGGTGTAGGTATTAGAACAGTTGGATTTAATACTGTCACTAAAGATGTAACGATTGGAATTGATACTGGATTTAGTTCTGGATCTAAGTTCCCGTTTGTAGTTGGTGATAAAGTTCTGATTGAGGGAGTTAGTATTGGTATAGGATCTACTGGACTTGGTTATAACTCCGAAGAATTTGAGTATAAACTGTTTGAGTTGACAGAAGTTGACGCAAACGTTGGTGGACTTGGATCTGTTACTTACAATATGAGTGGAGATATTCCATCTGGATTAACAACTCCTGGATCTTATGACGCTCCAAATTCTGTTGGTGCAAGAATTATTCCTGAGAGATTTTTCCCTAATTTCGATATTAGATTAAAGCAAAATGATTTCTTTGACGGAGAAACTGTTAATAGCAAATCTGCTTCAGGAAAAGTTGAGTTCTGGGACGATAAAACAAATACTTTAAGAATTTCTTCAGTTGACACATTTGTAACCGATGAAATTATAAGAGGATCTGCATCAAGAACTGAAGGTGTCGCAACTGAGGTAAGATCATACGAATCTTACTTAAAGATGGGAGCAACATCTGAGGTATTAAAAGGTCATCAAAATAATTCTGGATTCTTAAACGCCAACATGCAAAGAGTTCAAGATAGTGATTACTATCAAACGTTTGCATATTCTATTAATTCTAGAATTCCTTTTGAAACATGGGATGATGTTGTTTCATCTACAAATCATACAATTGGTTATAAGAAATTTGCAGATTATCAACTTGAGTCTACAGCATCTATAAATGTTGGTCTGGCAACCGACGTTTCCTACTTCGATCAAGTTAATGAACTTGTTGGTGTTGCAGATCTCAACTGTGTATATGACTTTGACCTTGTAAGTGAAAACTTCCTTAATGTTGGATCAAAAGTTCTTTCAACTGAAGTTAGATTTGCAAATAGAATTCTTCAAGACTTCTTAGAGTCTGTAGGAAACAGAGTTCTGTCTATTGATGACGTAAGTAGTCAGTTTAATAGTAATCCTAGACCAACCAAATTTAGTATTGCTAATACTTTTACTTTGGCATCTAGAAGAGCGATGAAGTATATCACTTATGTCAGAGATACTCGCTTCACTGCACAGCGCCAATTAATGATTGTTGATCTTATTCATGACGGATCTCGTGGTTATATTAATCAATATGGTAGAGTAGAAAGTACTTATGATCAAGGTTCATTTGACTTTAATATTTCTGGAACTGAAGGTCAATTACAATTCTTCCCAACTAAGTTTACTGTAAATAATTATCAAATTGCTGCGATATCATATAACCTTGATGATAATTTGCTGAGCACAGGCAGCACTTCGATTGGTGGTATTAGTTTGATTGAATCCGAAAGCACAACCATCGGTGTTGGTATTGCAACCACTGCAATTGTAAGTATTGCAAACACTCACAATTCTGTAAAAGTGATGCTTGAAATCACTCCTGATGTGAGTAAAACAGATGAGTTTGAGTTTAATAATTTAAATGTTGTTCATAATGGAACTGATATAGAAATTCTTGAGTATGGACAATTAAATACATCACTTTCAGGTGATGCAGATGTTGGACTCGGAACTTATAGTGCTGCATTTGTTGGGTCAAACCTTGAAATAAGGTTCCACCCAAGATCTGGTGTTGGTATTGGAACCACAGGTGTAATTAACGCTATTCAAGTTGGTTTGACCACTGCAGGTATTACTGGTATTGGCACCGTTGATTTGAAGCACGCCAGAATAGAAGGTAGAACTACAAGTATTGGATCTTCAAGTTCACCAGGTATTCATACTGTTGCTACTTATCCTGATACTTATGATGTTGCATACTTTGTTGCTCAGGTCGCAGACACTTCAAATAATCAATATCAAATGTCGGAAATCATCGTTGTTGATGATTTTGTAACTGGTGGAAGCACTCAGGAAACCTATGACACTGAATTTGGTGAGGTAGGAACATCAGTTGGTCTCGGAACGTTTGGAACTAGAGTCTCTGCGGCAGGAACCACAGAATTAATGTTTACACCTGCTGCTAGCATTGATACGGTTGTCAATGTTTACATGAATGCTTTGAGACACCAAGATGATACTAAAGATAATATTGACTTTACCAACGCTTTGATTGAGTCTGGATTTGCATCTTATCAAGGAACTGAGACAGACATCAAGAGAGCATTTGAATTAAAACATGAAACTGATAATGTCTTTGAAAGATCTTTTGAAGGAAACGATTCTGATGTTGTTAATACAACCACAAATACAATCACATTACCAAATCACTTCTTTGTAACTGGTGAGAAAATTGCGTATAACCATGCGGGGGCAGGAACAACAATGGCAATTGGTATCGCATCAACTTCATTTGTTGGTGTTGGTACAACATCTTTACTTCCTGGTGATCTATTTGTTGTCAAAGTAAATGATGATGAAATTAAGATTGCTACAAGCGCACAAAATGCTCTCAAATCAATACCTGAGGTAGTGGATCTTACGAGTGTTGGCATTGGTACATCTCATAGATTTACGGCAACCAACCAAAATGCTAAGGGTATTATTGCTATTGATAATATGATTCAATCTCCGATTGTTTCAACTGCGGTGACAACAACTCTTGCTGATCAGATGTTTACAACTGATGATACTATAAAACTTGCAGGTATTACGTCAATCAAAGGAAGTGACTTATTAAAGGTTGGAAATGAAATTATTAGAGTAGATGGTGTTGGTATAGGTAGCACAAATAGCTTGTCCGTTAGAAGAGGGTGGATGGGAACAGGTGTTGCATACGCTGCAACAAGCACTTTAGTCACCAAAGTTGTTGGTAATTACAATATCGTTGATAATGTCCTTCATTTTGTTGATGCTCCGTTTGGAAATACTCCGATTGGCACAGACACTAATCCACCTGATTCAAGAGATTTCCAAGGTATTTCTACCAGTTCCAGTTTCCAAGGAAGAATATTCCTTAGAAGTGGTGTAGAAGACTCCTCAAATGATACTTATCATAAGAACTATATCTTTGATGATATCTCTAACCAATTTAATGGAAGTAGGAAGGAGTTTACTCTTAAACAAAACGGTTCTGATGTAACTGGAATTGCAACTGAGACTGGTGTTATTCTTGTTAGTGATATCTTCCAAACTCCCGGAAGCACCAAACAATATACGATGTCTGAGAATGCAGGGATCACATCAATTTCATTTGTGGGTTCTGCTGTTTCAAATACCTCAGACATAAGAACTTCCACGGTTCCTGTAGGTGGTGTAATTGTTTCTGTTGGATCAACTGAAGGATTTGGTTATCAACCTCTGGTTGCTGCTGGTGGAACTGCCACTGTTTCTATCGCAGGAACAATTCAATCTATCAGTATTGGTAATAGTGGTTCTGGTTATAGACCTGGTGCTCAAACTGTAAATGTTGGAGTTGCAACCACCTCACTTAGTGGTTCAAATAGACTGAATATTGGAACTGCTTCAATTAGCGGTGGTCACATCGTTAGTGTTGCAATCACCAATCCTGGAACTGGTTACACTTCTACTGAACCTCCTGTCGTATTTTTTGATGATCCCATCAGTTACAGTAATATTCCTCTAATTTACAGTTCAACATCTGCTGGTGTTGGAACTGGAGCAAAGATTGATATTGTTGTCGGTCAAGGATCTAGTGTTATTGATTTTGAGATCAGAAATACTGGATATGGATATGGCAATAACGAAACTCTGACTGTCTCTATTGGCGGAACAGTTGGCATTCCTACAGATGTCACTAAGACCTTCCAAGAGTTCCAGGTTACAGTTGATGACATTGCAACTGATGAATTCACTGGGTGGTCTGTGGGTGAGCTCCAAGTTATGGATAATATTGAAAACTTAATTAATGGATCAAGAACTAACTTCCCTCTTGAATTGAATGGAGTTATTACCTCTATCGTTGCAGGAAAAGGATCTAAAATAAATGTTCAAGATGTTCTTATTGTCTTTGTCAATAATATTTTGCAAATCCCCGGAGAAGGTTATACCTTTACCGGCGGTAGTCAGATTGAATTTACTGAGGCACCTAAGATTGGCGACAGTGTAGAAATTATCTTCTACAAAGGCACCGGTGCTCAGGATGTTGTTCTTAGAGAGATTCTTGAAACTGTTAAGCAGGGTGATACTTTACAACTTCATTCTGATGATCCATTCCTCGACGAAGATGTAAGATCAGTTGATCTTATAACTGGAACTGATGTTGCACAAACAAATACTTATTCTGGTCCTGGCAATATTCAAAATACTGCATTACTGAGACCTGTAATTTGGTGTAGACAAACTGAGGACAAGTTTATAAATGAGCAGGAAGTTGGTAAGGATAGAGAAATCTATGAACCACTCGTCAATCCCACTGCACATATTATTAAGAGTGTTGGGGTTGGATCAACATCAATCTATGTTGACACTCTGAGACCCCTATTTAATGTGTTTAGTGAAGTTGAGGATAAAACCAACTTACTCTTCCAAGATAAAGTCAAGTTTATCACTCAAGATGATAAAGTGTCCGCTGCTGGAACTGCGTTAGTCTCTGCTGCAGGAACAATTACATCGGTCGCTATTTCTACAGGTGGTGTTGGATATTCTACTGCACAAGTCAGTTTTGCAAGCACCGCTGCTGGTGTAGGTATTGGAACCACTACAACAGCACTTGGAACTGTTACTATCGGCGCAGCAGGAACAATTACAGGCGTAGCAATCACTAACCCTGGTCTTGGTTATACTCAAACCAATCCTCCTCTAGTTCTGTTCTCGCCTCCCACCAGAGGTGTTGAAGAAAATAAAGTCGTGTCATACAGTGGAGACTCTGGTGTCATCGTTGGATTTGGAACCACTTCTGTTGGGATTGGAACTACACAATTCATTTTTGATCTTCACATTCCTAATGATTCTTTCCTTAGAAATGCGGGTCTTACTACCGGAGTTGTCTCTGCTGCGATTACTGCAAGTTCCTTGAGTGCTGGTGATTACTTTGTGGTCTTTGGATCAAATGTTGGATCAGCAACAACATCCATTACTGCGCTTGATTCTTCCGGTGCTACAGTTGGTATTGGAACTTCTCATATAGATAATGTGTATCAAGTGGCAAGTTCCGAAACTGTCTTTAGACCTACAGGAGTGAACTCTGAGGGTGTTGGTATTGGAACCTCACATATAACAAGAGTGTTTGTGGATGTTGACAACAACTTCCCATATGGAGTTGGTATTCAAACATCAAACTCTTTCGGTGAATTTAGTTGGGGTAAAATTCAACTTGCCTCCAGATCGAAAGTGACTTCATATTCAGCGTTTACATCTGGAGGTGTTGGTGGAATTACAACCTCCACATTCGTTCAAAGATCGAAAGCGTTGAAGTTTAAAAATTATGACATCTAATCATAATAAATAAAGAAAAAATCTATGTCCAATGGCTGCAATAATTACTGATCAGATTAGGATATTAAATGCGAAAAATTTTGTTAGTGGTGTAACTACATCTACAAATGCGTATTATTCCTTCATCGGACTGACAAACGCCACTGACTTTCTTACAACATGGGATCAAGATCCTCCCTCACCAAAAGACAATTTTGATGAGGAGAATCAATACTGGGATTCGATGGTTGCTCTGAAGAAAATTAACTCTCAGGATGTGCGGCAAGTTGTTACTAAAAGAAGTTGGTCTTCTGGAACGACTTATGACATGTATCGCCACGATTATAGTAGAACAAACACTGCTAGTGTGAGTGGTGCTACAAACTTATATTCTGCACATTATTTTGTAATTAATAGTGATTTCAGAGTATACGTTTGTTTACAAAATGGAACTTCTCCTGATAATCCTGACGGAAAACCATCTTTAGATGAACCTACCTTTACGGACCTTGAACCAAGGTCGGCGGGCACTAGCGGTGATGGTTATATTTGGAAATACTTATATTCTATCAAACCTAGTGAGATTGTAAAATTTGAAGCAACCGACTTTATGCCAGTTCCTCAAGATTGGACAACCGGAACTGAAAATGCAGCAGTTAGAGATAATGCTGTAGATGGTTCAATCAAAATTGCGACCATTACAAATAGAGGTGCAGGTGTTGGTCCTGTGGGTGCAACAAGATATGCCAACGTTCCCATCAAAGGTGATGGTACTGGAGCAGAGTGTACAATCGTTACTACTAATGACCAGAGAATTGATTCTATCACGATCACAAATCAAGGATCTGGATATACATTTGGTAATGTTGATTTAGTTGGAGGTAATGTTCCTACTGGTACAACAAGACCAACTTTTGATGTAATTATTTCGCCAACTGGTGGACATGGTGCTGACATCTACAGAGAACTAGGTGCAACAAATGTTCTTCTTTATTCTAG